ATGGCTAGCATCGAGGCCCGGCCGCGCAAGAACGGCACCATCGGCTACCGCGTGGTCTGGAGAGACCCCGACACCAAGAAGAAGGACTCGCTGGCGTTCGACGACCCCGCCGATGCCGAGCGCGCGAAGAAGCTCCTCGACGCCAACGGCCAGCGGTTGAACAACGCCACCAGCGCCATGGCCGCCATCCGCAAGAAGGTCCCCACCATCGCGGCCATCATCGAGGACTACGTCGAGCACCTCACCGGCATCGAGACCCGCACCAAAAAGGACTACCGCGGGTACGCCCGCAACCACATCAACCCGTACCTCGGTGCGTTCCCCATTGACCACGACGGCCTCGACAAGCTCGCCGCGAAGTGGGTCAACGATCGCTGGGACGAGGGCGAGGGCATGGGCGGCAAGACCCTCCGGAACGTCCACTCGTTCCTGTCCGCCGCGATCGGCTCAGCCGTCCCTAAGTACCGGCCCGACAACCCGTTCCACGGGCAGCGGCTCCCCGAGTACGTGACCGAGGAGATGGTGTTCCTCACCCATGGCGAGTTCTCTCTCCTGCTCTCCAAGGTCCGGGACTACTACAAGCCCGCGGTACGGTTCCTCGTCTCCACCGGCCTCCGGTGGGGAGAGTTCGCCGCCCTCAACGTCGGTGACCTCGACCTCGCCAGATCCACCCCCAGCGTCCGCGTCGTGAAGGCCGTCAAACGCGCCGACAACGGTCACTACGTCGGCACCACCAAGACCCGCCGAGGGAAACGCACCGTCTCCATCCCACCCTCGCTGGTTCCCGAGCTCGCTGCGCTCACGTTCAACCGCACCCAGGACGAGCCTCTGTTCGCCGGCCCGAAGGGCGCCAGGCTCCGGGAGAACAACTTCCGCGACCGCGTGTGGAAGAAAGCCGTCGTGGCGGCGAACGCCGACCGCGACGAGGACGGCCGATTCGTCCCACTAGCCCTCCGACTGAACAAGACACCCCGTATCCACGACCTACGCCACACCCACGCGTCGTGGCAGATCGCGGATGACGTCGACCTCCCCACCCTGCAACGTCGCCTCGGCCACGAGTCGTATCAGACCACCGTGGACATCTACGGACACCTCGACCCACGACAGCTGAAACGCTCCGCGGACGCGGCGGAAGCGTCCCTTCGGGCATTCACCTCGGCCGAGAGTTTGCGTGCGGCTGATCTGCAGCTTGACGGAAGCTAACCTGCGGGACCTATCGTGGGTATGAAATTGCCCCGGCACCAGACGGGTATGCCGGGGCAATTTCTATTTCAGCGGGGGGGGGGGGGCTATTCCTTGCCGTCTTTTTCTTTGATCACTGAAGCGAGCAAGCCAGCGAAGGCGGCCGGACTCAACGTAAGTTGCCCACCCTCCGGGTCTTTGGAGTCACGAATTGCGACCGGAACGCCAGCGAGAAACCCAACCTCGACGCACTCTTCGTTCGCGCCGCCGCTGTAGCTGGATTTCCGCCAGCGAAGTTCTGTCATGTTGTATTCTCCATCTCGTTGGCAATTTCCTCGATGAGCACCGATGTGGCGTCGGTGCTCATCGCTTCCCCACGGATTCCCTTCTCCTCGTTCCCACGAAGGGCTTCCGCAGCTTCTTGGTAGCCGCGCACGTACTTGGCATCGGTCATCGTGGTGGAACCCGAGACCTGCTCCAGATGCACGACGGCACCCGTTCGCTCCGATTCGATCAGAACGAACGGTCCGCGCCGCATCGCCATCGAACGCGACGACATCGCGACAGCCCTGATGGTGATATGCGGGACATCCATGAGCTTCCGAAGGTGATATAGCTGCTCCACTGCGGCTTCCCGACCGCATACCGGGTACCTCAAGGCGTACTCGCCGATGATGGCAGTGAAGTCGACCCCTGACTCCATGATCGTGGCGCCGCGCGCCATTCGGAAGTCGGCGCCCTCGATCGCCTCTGCTCGCGTATTCCCGGTGGCGATCATGACCTCGATCGCGTTCGCGCGGGTTTGCAGCGGCCCAGGGATCAACTGCGGCTGCACGTTGGTGATCGCGTCGGCGGCGTCCTCGTACGCGCGAACCACGGTGAGCTGCCGCGAACGGCCAGGTGCCAGCCAGTTCGGGTCCGCAGCTTCCCGGAAGAGAGTGAGCACCTGGGCACGCTCTTCCGAGCTGACATGGACAGCATCGAGGATCGCGATGAGGAAGTCCTCGTCGAGCCCACGCTGAGCACGCTCGATGCGTGAGATCTCCGAGTGGTGGCGTCCGATTTGTGCTGCGAGTTCCTGCTGTCCGAGACCTGCACGGGTCCGGAAACGCCTCAGGAGCAGGCCAAGTTCGACCGCGCGAGGTGTCTCGTTTGTGCTCGCCATGCATCGAAGACTAACGCTATGCACACGATCGGGCCCTCAGCCGTACGGGCTATTGCGGTCAATGTGCTAGCACATCATGCTTGTGACAGCACATCGCCCACGCAGCACAGGGCGGCAGCCTAGACGGTCCAGGGGAGGGCTCGATGAGCAACGAGCGATCCGACCCATCAACCCGCGCGAGACAAGTCGGCTTCGACTTCGACCACCGCGGCCACCGCGTCGGCGGCGAGATCGACCTCGACAACCGATCGTTTCGTCCGGTGAGCGAGACGACGCCGGAGGAATGGGCAGAGTTCGAACGTCGGCTTCGCGGGCAGGACAGCCGATGAGCGCCCTGATTTACGTCGACCTCGACGCCCTACACCCTGTCATCGGCGACACCTGGCACCGCGCCTGGCTACGGGCCGTGCCAGAGCCAGGGGAACGGATTCGCATGCTGTGCGGGGTCTTCGGAGACGCCGAGTTCGGTGACGTCTCCGAGCGTCGGGCACGCCCCGGACTTCGGCAGTGCGAGGCCTGCGAGGCCGCATATCGGGTTCAGCACAACATCGCGCCAATCCCGCGGCGCCCTTCACCTGCTCCACGTGCCAGATGACTCCCGGCGGACGCGGCAGCCCCTCGTCGCGTTCGCCGGGGACCAACCGCCCCTTGGGCGGAAGGGGGGCCGGCAGATCCTTCTACCCCGATCGATCTCGTCGGCCCCTCTTTAGACTCCGCGCCCTTTCCAGACGGGCGGGCGCGGGGAGGCGGCTCCCGCCCGGTCCATGCGGGCGACGGCGGGAGCCCAACCTCCACCTGATCTCCTGCTCCGCCGAGCCGCCCAGCGCCCCTCGATGAGCGGCCCACCCCGAGCGGCGGAGCGGGAGATCAGGCCCCGAATGGAGCAGCAAACCCGATCCTCAAGCGGAAGGTGAACAACCATGGGCAACGACAAGCAGGACGAGACCGTCGCGTGCCCCGACTGCGCGGGGCTCGGCGCCACGAACGGCCAGTCCGACTGCGGCCGGTGCAACGGCACAGGCCGCATACCCAAGTAGGAAAGGGCTACCATCATGCCGAAGACGTGCCCGAAATGCCTTGGCTCGGGGATCGACAGCAACCAGAAGGCCTGCACGAGGTGCGGAGGTATCGGTGAAGTCTACGAGTACCTGCGAGCTCTGCGACGGTACGGGCGTGCTGTCGTGGCAGCAGCCTTCCGCCGACGGTAGGGTCCTTCGCACCATCGAAATGGACTGCCCGAACGGCTGCAGCGGGCACTGGAAACACCCGGTGGCGGAACAGGATCGGGTCATCGAGACCGAATCCACCACCATGCCTTCTACCCGGGTCCGCGGCCACGCCGACGAGGCACAGGAGATCGGCGGCGAGTTCATCACCGCGTTCCTCCGCCAAGCTGGCCACTGATCGTCCTCGTATTCGTCTGTCACAGTCCGATTACGTGGGCAACGGAATCCGTGATCCACACGACCAGACAGAACGAACCCGTCTACGAGGAGAACCCATGGACCCGCGCAAGTTCGTCGGCATCGTCGCCGCACTGGTCGCCGTCGTCGGCGCGATCCTGCTCGTCACTGGCGTCAGCGCGGCAACACCCGGCGGCGGCACCGTCTCCTGTGGCAGCGCGATGAAGCCGGACACGAAGGACGCCGCGTACCAGGCCAACGTTGACGGCCTGCGGAACGCGATGAGCCTCGACGCCGGCTACGGATCGCTCGGCGCGAGCTCGACGACCGGGTTCGCACAGGCCTGCGACGGCGCGATCTCCACACGGCGTGGCTGGGCGTACGGTCTGCTCGGTGTCGGTGCGGTCGCGTTCGTCGGCAGCATCGCGATCAAGCGGCCCACCACGGCGTAGCTGGACACAACGAAAAGGCCCCCGCGCTCCGAAGAGCGCGGGGGCCTTTCGCGTGGAGCAGGGTTAACCCAGGTCGGCGCGGATCCTGACGACTCCATACCCGGACGCGGGGAACGTCTGCGGTCGGCCGCCGGGCCACATCGCCTCGACTTCGATCTGCATGTCGCCGACGTCCGCGGTCTCCCCTGTCTCCCACGCGCGGGCCAGCGTGGCCTTCGACTCGTTCCCCGGATCCACGGTGACGCTCGTCGGCGCGCCGTCGACCACCACCGCACCGTGCTGTTTCCCGATGACCCGCCACGACGTGACCTGGTTGAGGTTCGCGACGCCGCTGGCGTCTTCGACCGTGATCACCAGGTCCGGCTCGAGGTCGCCTCTCTTCATCTCCATCGACGTCATGTGTCCCCCATCGTCAAGAGCGCCTGGTTGGCGCGGATGCTGGCGGTGGCCAGGTTCGGGTGGATCGTGAGCCGCGGATCCTCGGCAGGGGCGGTGAGGCTTTCGGATCCGCTGGCGACCGACGCCGGGGCGACGCAGTGGCCGATGCCGCTGATGATGACGACGCCTGCGCCGAGCGCGACCGCGGCCGGCGCGACGAGCGCCCCGGTGCCTTCGATGGCGGGGACGGCGCCGCCGGTGCCGGACGCCACCGACGCTGGGGCGGTCAACGCTCCGTTGCCGGTGACGACCACCGTTCCCGCGCCGTTCGCGATGGCTGTTGGCGCGGTGGCCGCTCCCGTGCCGGTGGCTACGACCCCGCCAGCACCGGACGCGACGGAGGCCGGCGCTGTTGCCGCGCCCGCCGCGGCGACGATGACCGCGCCGGTGGCGGCGGAGGTCGACTTCGGGGCGGTCGTCGCGCCGGCGCCGGTGACGGGCACAGTCCCGGTGCCCGCGGCGACGCTGGCGGGCGCGGTGAGCGCGCCGGTACCGGTGCTGTCTCCTGCGCCGGCGGCGGGTTTGATGGCGATGAGCACTGCGTGCTGCAGGGATGAGGCGGCGAGCACCCCGCCGGAGGCGGTGTAGGTGCCGGTGGCGCCCGGGTAGCGGTGGTTCGTTCGGAGGACGTTGCCGTTCGCGGCGTTGGTGAACGACGTCGGCGGCGTGGTCTGGCTGGTGCCGTTCTCGCTCGAGCCGAGGTGGAGCAGCAGCGCGAGCGTCGCGATAGTGACGCTCGTCGACGGCACGGAGGTGCCGGTGCCGGTGGCCGTGTTGAGGACCTCGACCGGGTCACCGGCCGCCAGCGCGCCGGGGATCCGGATGAGGTGCCCAAGCCGCCACTGCGACCCGGTCCAGCTGGCGGTGAGGCTGCCGGTTTCGGTGCCGAGCGCGCGGCACCACGCGGCCCTGAGTTTCGTGGAGCCGGACACGAGGTCGACGATCTGCGTCCAGGTGCCTGTGCCGGTGGGCCAGGTGACCGGGGAGGTCGCGGACTCCCACATCTCGATCGCGAAGACCAAGATGTCGCCGGCGGCGATGGTGCCCAGCCCGGCCACGGCGATCGGGCACGTCGTACTCAGCGAGTCCGAGGCGCCCGATACCGCGACCGCGCCGAAGCTGACGGGCATGGGCTACGCCGGGGCCCAGACGGCCGTGATGTCCCAGCCGGACGGTTCGACGATGTCGGCCGGGTCGCCGGTGCCGCCGGTGTGCGCGTCGAGCAAGTGGGCGTAGATCTCCGTCCAGGACTTGCCGGTGGTGGCGCCGGGGTGGTCCTGGCAGTCCGCGTGGATATCGCGGGGCGGGCGCGGCGGTTCGGGCTCGGTCATCAGGAGTCCTCTCAGGTGCCGGGGTGGGTGAAGGTGAGGGTGCCGACGTTCACGGTCTGCCCGACGGCGATGGACGTGTTGTCGAGGGTGAGGTCTCCGCCGCCGCCGGTCGCGGTGACCGAGCCGCCGAAGACTTTCGCCCCGCCACCACTTTCGACGACGAAGCACCCGGCGGTGCCTGCGGCCACGCCGGTGCCGGACCGCGGGGTGGAGGCGAGCGAGGCGGTGCCCGCGCTCGTGGCCGCTCCGAACGCGGTCGCCGCCAGCGCGATGGTGACGAGCAGCGTCCCGGCCGGGGTGGTGTCGGCGTCGGCGGGCTGGCTGCCGGTGTAGATCTTCAGGGTTCCGGCGCCGCCGACGTCGATGCGGTCGACGACCGCGTCACAGGCGGCCTGCTGCGAGGCGTCCGCGAGTCGAGTGGCCATGGCCTACTCCTCGTTCTTGGGGGCAGCCGCCGTGGCGGCCACGCCGAGGATCACGGTGACCGCGAGGTTGATCCACGCGTTGACGTGGACCCCGTTGCTGTCGAGGACGGCGAAGACGGCCTGCGGCGTCAGGGTTCCGAGGAAGGCCGCGAAAGCCTTTGCGTACCGCGCGAGCATCGACGGGGCTTCGCCGATCGGGTCGCCGTGCTGGCCGGTCACTGTCCGGCCGCCGGGCCGATGCGGACTTCGCCGACGATCTCGATGGACTGCTTCACGGCGTCGGTGACGATCTGCTTCACCGCGTCGAGCGTGATGCCCGGGTCGTTCGTCGCGGCGGCGACAGCGGCGGCGAGCCCGTCGACGCTGGCGGCCAGCGCCTTGACGCCCGCCGCGGCCTTGGCGGCGTCGACCTGCGTGTAGCGGACGTGCGTCGAGAACGGCATCACGCCCCGCTCCGGTTCTCCGACGCCGACACCGCGGCTCATCAGCGTGTTCACGGTCGCGTTCGCGATCGCCTGGATCTCTTCGGCAGTGGCCACGAGTTCCTCCTGGGATGGGGTTGCGGTTCCGAGGTTCCACGCGCGGCCGTCGTCGCCGAGCGCTCCGGCCTTCACCGACAGGTGAAGGTGCTGGGTGTGAGGGTTCGAGCCGCTGTAGGCCTTCCAGCCGACACCGGGCGTCCAGATCCGGCGGTCCCAGATCACGTACTTGATCCGGCTGTCCCCGGACGCGACCAGCACCCGGGCGAGCCAGTGGCAATCCAGACCGCCGCCGGGATCGTGGGTGAAGTCGCGCGCGCAGACCTGCCCGCTCGAGGTCGGGTTGTGGTCCGAGGTGCGGGAGCTGTGCGCGGCGTCGCCGATGCTGCCGTCGGACACCGTCGACCGGCGCGGCGCCATCGTGTTCAGCTGCCCGCGCAAAACCTCGAGGGATTTCGCGACGTACCAGGCCATGCGGCCTCCTCAGTTCGGTGGGGTCAGGGGCGGCGGGTCGGCGTCGGAGACGCACACCCACCAGGTTTCGGTGGCCTGCCGCCGGGACTGCGCGGTGTACCCGTCCGGACAGGACGGCCCCGGCGGGCCATCGGCGCCTGGCTTCCCGTCCACACCGTCCTTGCCGTCCTTCCCATCGGCGCCGTCCTTGCCGTCCGCGCCGCGGCACGGCTCCGTCGGCTGGCCGCAGTACGCGGCGACCGCGGCAGCGGCTTGCGCTGTGGTGGCGTCATCGCCGTCGGTCCCGTTCCGGCCGGGTTGCGGCGCCGGGATGCGGGACACGACCGCGTCCACGATCAGGTCGAACGAAGGCGATGTGCCGTCGGCACCGCGGCACGGCCGGGACGGCGCGGCGCAGTAGTCGGCGACCGCCGAGCGCGCGGCCTGTCGGATCGTGGCGGGGTCGGCTTCTGCCGGAACGCGCGGTGGCTCGACGACCGGGGTAGCGCCGAGCGCCCGCACCTGCTCGGCGAGTTTCGTCGCGACGTCGGCGTTTTGAGCGGATTGCCGGGACAGCTCGTTCACCTTGGCGTCGCTCTGTTCCCGGCCGACGTACACGACTACGGCCAGCGTGACCGCGCCGAGCAGGAGCATCAACGAGAACGCCCAGATCAGCCGGTGTCCGCGGTGGTCCTTGGATTCTTCGGCGGCACGGTGGATCGCGTCATCGAGCGTCACGGCTGCTCACCTTCTTCCCTGAGGAGCCGCATCGCCTCGGCGAACTCGTCCGCTGTGATGTCTCCGTCCTCGGCGGCTTTCTCGAGCTGCTCGTAGACCCGGGTCGCGCCGCGTGCCGCCGCGGCAGGACGTTCACGGCGGGATGTCCGGAGCGTGGTGACGAGCCCGCCGACGGCGCCGAGGACCATCGCGACCAAGCCGCCGATCGCAGTGAGCAGCTGTGCCAGTTCACTCACCGACACCCCTTTCGTGCATTGTGGACGGTCCTCACTCGCTGAGCCTGGTGATCGACACGTGTGAGGTGTCCTCCGCGCCGGACTCCACGGCTTTGGTGGAGCCGGAGCTGTGGATGGCGGTGATGGTGATGACGTCCCCCGCGACGAGCCGGAGGTTTCGGGCGGTGGAGGTGACGGTGTTGCCGACGTTCGCGCCGACCCGCACACCGTTCACCTTGATCGACAGTTCCAGGGTGGTGGTGCCCGCGACGAGACGCAGCGCGGTCTCGATCGCGAAAAACCCGGGCTTGACGACGGTGAAGGTGGTGTTGTTCGTCCCGGTGATCGTGATGATCGACGACTCCGACGAGTCGATCACCGGCCACTGCACGGTGGTGGTGGAGCCCGTCGCGAACGACTGCGGCGAGGTGAGACCGTCCGCGATCAGCGAGATCCCTTTCGCGTTCTGGTCGTTCAGCTGGGCGGCGGTGGCACGCTGTCCCGCAAGGAATGCCATCAGTTCTCCTTTAGAGGGCCAGGATCGCGGGCCGGGCAAGACTGATCGGGGTGCCTGCCGCGTGCGCCTTGACGACACCGTTCACGCTGCGGATCACGGTGAACCGCTGGGGTCCGGTGAGGGAAACGTCGTCGACGTACCAAACCTGGCTGGGGGCCGGTGTCCCGCCCAGTAGTGGCACCACTTGCGCGGTGGCCGCACCCGCCGGGGCGATGAACGTGTTCCTGACCTGCGTCCACGTCGCCGCGCTCACCGACACGAACTCATTCGACGTGGTGATATATCCGCCGGCGGCGTCGTTCCAGTTGATCGAGACCGAGAAGTTGGACGTGACAGCGTTGGTGAACCGCACCCATACCGACACCGTCACCGGCATCCCCGCCACCACCGGGATAAGTTCGGACAGCGCAGCGGCATAGAAGGTCACACCGTCCGGCACGAGCCGCGCAGAGAACGTCCCCGAGTGTTTCTGTGTGCTGGACTGGGTGAAGCCTGTTCCCGCCGCGGTCCCTGACGAGGTCCATGGCGACAGACCCGTTTCGAAGGTCGTGTTCGACAGCATCTCGTTGGTCACCGCGGTCACGGTGACCTTCTCGCCGCCGAGCTTCACCGGGATCGGCAGCTCCGCCGGGTCGCTCGTCCACGGGGTCGTGAGCGAACCCACGACCAGCGACGTCGCCGTGGACGTGACGTCCGCGGCGAGGAACGAGTCATCGGAGTCCAGGCGGGCCGCGTCGGTGCCGTCCAGTTCCCACACCTGGTACGGCGATTCGGGACTGCACCGGAAGTCGACGACGTGCTCAACCCCGTCGAAGAACTCGACGTAGCCGCGGGCGATCTGGGAGATGTCGTCCGCGCCCAGACCGACGGGAACCGAGGTGATCGCGATCCGGTCCCCGACGTCCACCGACAGGGCATCGAGCGCGAACTGGGTGCTGGCCGCGAACGGCTCCACCGACACCTTCACCACCGGGTAGCGGGGTTCGTCGACAGTCCCCAGGTTCAGCAGCCAGCCTGCGGCGTCCATCACCTGCTCGTCGGTGGCCAGCGGCAGGCTCACCGACGTGGCGTACCGGCCCACCCCGGCCGTGGACGTCGGGTCGGTCACCGACAGCGGCCCTGTTTCCTTCACTGCCCGGTAGCTGGAGCCGTCGTCACGTTCGACGGTGACGTCGTTACGGAGGTACCGGTCGTCCTCGGTGGGCTCGAACGGCTGCAGCACCTGCTGATACGTCAGCGACAACGCCGGTGTCTGGTTGTAGAAGGTGTTCCGCCACCGGTACACCAGCGCGAGAGCGGACCGGGAATCGGTCAGCATGCCCATGTCGACGTCCGCGACGTCCTGCAGCAGCTCGGTGAATCCCTTCGGCAGCTGCGGCCCCATCTCCGGTGTCACACCGTCGGTGTCGCCGATGAACACGTAGGGCAGCCCGTTCTCCCGGCACAACCGCCGTGCGCGGTCGTTGCCGAGGTCGTTCACCCACGCGTTCAGCTGGTCCTGCAGCGTGTAGATGGACGTCATGCTGTTACGGACCGCGACGTGCCCCATCGCCGCCGACGTGATCGTCCCCCGGTACGGGGGCGCGAAGCAGTTCAGCACCGACCCGAACGACAGGCCAGCCACCGTTCCCGGCGTCACCAGGCCGATGTCGTCCCCCAACCCGAGAACCGCGACCGCGTAGTCGATGTTCGCGCCGTTCTGCGCCAGCTCGACACTGACCTGCAGCGGGCGGCCGTCGACGTCCAATGGCATCAGCACGGAGGTGTGGACGGTCGTCCGGTTCTGGTTGAAGAACCACAGCTGCAGGTTCCCGCCCGCGCGGTAGCGCAGGTCGCAGAAACCCATCGTGCCTGTGCATTGCAGTTGCAGGAGCGTCCCGTTGTCGACTTCGCCGGAGTCCGGAATGGACAGCAGGAACACGGCCTGCAGCTCACCTGTGCCGGTGTTCTCGGGGATCCGCCCCCACAGCACCGATCCGTTGGACTGCGCGATCGGCTCGGAGCAGTCGAAGTCGGAATTGGACGCGAACCTTGGTGATCCGGCGGAGATCTGCATGGGGAAGCCGCCGATGCCGGACGCGATCGTGTCCGCACCCGACTTGTCTTCCAGCGGCCAGTACGCCAGGTGCGCGGGGGTGATGGACTCGTTCCCGCGCCGGTAGCTGGACAGCTGCGGTTGCTCGCCCTGCCCGAGCCGACGGGTCAGCGACGACGCCGTGATCCCAGCCCGGACATCCTCGCCGTCGAGGTCCCACGAGTTCGGCCACGACGACACCTCGCCGATGAACCGATTCGATCGGACCTCCCAGTCGTCGAAGGTGAACGTCACCGCGCCGTTGGTGTTGCCGGCGCCTTTGGCCGACCACACCCCGGCCCACCCTCGTGACGGAAAAGCCAACTCCTCGTCGAGGGCGTTCGTATTCAGATGCCACCGATACGGCTCGGGGTCGGCGGCGAGCCACACTTTTCCGCGGATGGTACGTCCATCGACTTGCGCGCGGATCCGCAGTGGGGCCCCGGTCCACGTCATGTCGATGAAGTCGTCCTTCTCCAGGATGGACCCGTCCGCGTGGCGGATCTCGATCGACACCACCTCGGACGTGCTGACCCTCACGATCACCAGGTAGTAGTCCGACGTGGACGCGCCGCCGAGCGCGATAGCCCACTCGACGGTGCCGCCGGTGACGTTCACCGGTGCGCCCGACACCGTGACCGCGCAATCGACATCCCGGTACAACTGGCCCGCCTGGTAGGTCATGCGGCTAGCCGACGCCGGGGTGATGCTGTGCGTCGCGGACCCACCGGACACCGCGTAAAGCGACGCCGTTCCCCCCTCGAACGACCACGCCCCACCGAGATCCGCTGCGCCCCATCCGTTGGACACCGTTCGCGCGAACGCGTCCCGCGCCACCCGGCGGGCGATCCGGAACGGTGTGTTCCGTCCCAGCTGCCCGTAGTAGGCGCCCATCGGATTCCGGGGCGCGTACTTTCCCGCCGCGGTGTTCTTCAGCGTGAGCCTGCACTCCGACGGCTGCGGCTTCGCATACTCGTCGTCCACCCCCCGGGTGATCGTGACCCCGGGAGCACCGTAGACGTCGTCGGTGATGTCGACCCACTCCGACGCGATCGCCAGCTCGGCGACGAACTGATCGGTGAATGCCACTATCGTCGCCTCCCCAACGCGTTCTGCACGTCCCCGCCCAGCTCGGACACCTTCGAACGGATCTCCCGCACCAGCTCGTCCCGCGTGCCGACATACCGGGGGAAGGCGATGTTGAGGTTCACGACCGCGCCGTTCCCCCCGCGCGCCGAACCCTGCACCAACGTTCCCGCGGTGATGGCCTCCTGCACCGGCGACTGCACCACCATGTTCTGCGCGGCCTCCGCCGCGGCCTGCTGGTTCACATACCCCTGCAGCCACGACACGATCCCGTCCCGGGTGCGGTCCGACGCGTCGAAATCGAACCCCTTGTTCGCCCCGTAGAACAGGCCCGCGAGCTCGTCGTTGTAGCTGGACACGTTGGCGCTGTTGCCGTACCACGAGAAGTCCTCGAAGAACTGACCGCCGCCCTGCAGATGCGACAGTGCTTCCCGCGCGGCGGAAAGTATTCCGCCGTTGGCCATCGGCAGGATCTTCTCGTGCCGTGCCGCTTCGATGATGAGCTCACGACTCCGCTGAGAACCATCCAACGGTGCGAACAGCTCGCGATGGGTCATGTTGTCGCCGATGAGCCTCGGCGTGTTCGGCGGGATCACCATCGCGAGACCGCCGGACATCCGCTTGGGCTGAAGCAGGTTTCCGCTGTCGTTCGCAACGGTTCCCCACGGTAGAGCCATACCGCCCTTGGCATACGCCACTGCGCGTCCTGTTTGGCTGATCGCGTTCCCGATGCCGCCGGTCGCCGCGTACCGCTGCTGCACGGTGATCGTGACCTGCTTGTCGCGGATCGAGTTCATGTGCCGCTGGACTTCGTTGATCGCGGCCATCGCCTGCGCGTTGTTACCCGTCAGCTTGATGATCCGGCCATCCGGGAGCCGATATACCGCCGCACCAGTGTTGTCGATCTCCACCCGCAGCCCGGCGGCCTTGGCCTCGGTCACGGACATCTTCGCGATCGTCTGCTGCAGCGACGCCGGCAGCGGCCCGGCGAACGTGCCAGCCAACTTGACCGTCTCGGCGTTCATCGCCGCGGTCGCGATCGACTCCTTCTGCTTGTCCGTCGCGCCCTGCGCGGACGCGGCAGCGGCCTTACCGGCGGCGGCGATCTGCTGCTGCATCGCCTGCTCCAGTTTCAGCTCCGCTTCCGCGCGTTCCAACGTCGTGGACTTGCTGTTCTCGGTGACCTTCTTGTAGTCCTCCATCGCGCGCTGCACGTTCAACACGGCGCCGCGGTGGCCGAGAGAAGCGTTCACCTGGTCGTAGATCGCCTGCGTGTGCTGGGTCGTGGCGTCCCGGGCCCGGATCTGCGCCGCCGACAGCCCTGTCAGGGCGTGCTCCGACGCGAGGTAGGCGGCCGCCGCGTCCCGTTGCGCACGCATCTGCTCACCGACCGCGCCGACACCGTTGAACAACGAGTCGAACGCGGCCTTCTGAGAGGCAGACATCCGATTCGTGGCCACACCAGAGGCATCCGTGACAGTCGTGTACTGCTGAACGGCGCCCTTCACATCCTCGTAGGCGCCACCGTTCGCCAGCAGATTCGACGTGATGCCCTGCAGCGCACCGACCGCGTGATCACTCAGGCCCATTTCCTTGCCGAGCTGCGCGATCCGACCGTTCGCCGAATCCTGCAATGCCTTGTAGGCGCCCGCATTCCCCTCGATCGCCAGCTTCGCCGTACCCATGGTCTGACCGAACTGCGCGAGGTTGTTGGCCGCGTTCTTCGACGCCAACGCTTCGGCGTTCCACGCCTGCGTCTGCTCGCCGATGACGCCCTTGTCCTTGCGCAAAGCGTCTGTCAAGCCACGCACGTTCTCAGCGTGCTTAGCTGTTTTCTCCGCGGCTTCCTGCTGCTTCTGCCCCAACGTGTCCAGCACCAGACCGAGCCCTGCTACCGCGAGGAACGCTGGATGCACCGCGCCCGAGGCCATGCCGCTAATAGCAGCCTTGAACTTGTCACTCGACGTCGTCGCCGCCCGAACCTTGTCGCCGAGCCCCTCGAAACCCTTTCCAGCGTTGATGCCGAACTGGCCCGCGATCATCGACGCCGCGCCCATCGATCCGGCGAACTGGGCCACCTGCGGCGGAAGCGCGGACACTGCACCCAGTACACCGCTGAGCACAGTGGCCGCACCCGAACCGGCGTTGGTGAACCCCTGCAGCGCGCCCATGGCGCCGGAGCCCTGAGCGGTGAGATCGTTGAGCCCGCCGGTGACCTGGTCAACGATGGTGTGCAGCGACAACAGAGGTCCTTGGCTGCCGTTCGCAAGGTTTGCGAACAAGGTCCCCATGCGGGACTCGAGCAGACGGACCGTCCCGCCGAGGGTCTCCATGCCCTCGCCAGCACCCTCGGCGCCTTCCGAGACATTGACGAAGAACTCTGACAGGCCTGCGCCTGCCTGCCCGGAGAAGGTACGGAGCCCTTCCAGCGCTGGCTCGGAGCGCTTCACCGCGGTGATCATGCCCGGCATGGCGTTCTCGGCGAAGTCCGTGACCGCACCCGTAAGAGTGCGAATCGCAGGCGCCGATGCTTGGATCGCCGTGCTCACCGACGGCGCCAGCCGATCCCACGCCGCGCCCACATCGTCGAGCGCGCCGACGACGTCACCCTTCAACGGCGCCGACATGCTTCGGACGTCGTCAACGACGGATGTCCGCAGCTTCGCGAACGCGCCCTGCACCTCGTCTGTGTGTGCCACACCGGCTACGCCGAGCGCCGCGAAGCCCGCCGCGATGAGCGCGAGGCTGCCCGTGGTTGCCACTGCGCCCACTGCGACCGCCGCGGGCAACCCGAGGGAGAGACCGGTGAATTTGAGGGCGTCGAACTGCGCGTTGGTGCGTTTCGCGAGCCGCCCCATCGCGTCGTCGACCTTTTTGGACGACCGGCCCGCTTCGGTGGCGGCGCTCTTCTGCGCCTGAGAGAACCGGTTCGCGGCGTCTGCCGAGTTGTCCTGTGCCACCGCGAGCGCCCTGCTCGCTCGCGCGGCATCCTCCTGCGCCGCGGCGAGCTCCGAAGCCTTCGCTTTCGCATTGGCCTGAACTTCGGCGAGCCGGGCGTTCGCTACCCGCGCGCGGCCGGCTGCGTTCTCCTCTTCGTCGAGTGCTCGGCGGAGGTCGCGCGCGGCCTTGTCGAGGTCCTTCGTCGCACCGGCCGCATTACGTGCCCCGGCCATGTAAGCCGCGACGTCCATGCGGAGCTTGACGTTTACGGATCGCTCGGCCACGCGCCACCTCCTTTCACGACGTTTTCGTCACGGGCCACAGCACAAGCGCATCCGAGTTCTTCTGGTCGGAGTACTCGCGCTGCTTGGACTTGATCGCGCTGCACCGGTGACACCGGTGAGGTAGTTCCGCCTTGTACCCCGCATCCGGCGATGTGGTCTCCGGCAGGAATCCACCGCAGCCGCCGCACACCAGGGACTGGTACTCCCGCAACGCCAGCACCAGCGACCGGTCGTGGTCGTCCCACTCCGGTTCGCGTGTGACGATCGACCGGGTTAGCTGCCCGCCTTCATAGTGGTGCTCGACGACTTCTTTCGGCTCCCAGCCGAAGAAGCGTCGATAGCTGATTCCGAGCTGGGTCGCTGCCTCGACGTCGCGCCGGAACTCGGTGCGATGCGTGAGGCGGTCGACGAGAAAGGGACGGAGACGTCCTCCTGGTTCAGATTCCAGGTGGCCGTGGTGAGTTTGTCGAACTGGCTCACAGTCAGCGAATCGAGCAGCCGCGCGACGCGTTCCGCGTCCAGCTTCGGGGATACCAGGCTCACGTACACCAGGGCGTCCCAGAAGGTGTCGTTGTTGATCCCCATCACGCGGTCGTGCGGGTCCTTGTCGCGGGGCGGGTGGTCGGCGCGCAGCTTCTTCCACGCGTGGCGTTCCAGGGCGCGCAGCCGCAACGTCAGCGTCGCGTCCTTCATCTCCTCCTGGAGGGCGACGACCTGCTTCGCGATTTCGCGCTGCTCCTTGCTGACCGCCAGGGTCGCCGTGTCGGTGCTCGGCTCCGCGAGTTGCGCGTCAAGCCGCTCCCACTCGGCCTGCAAATCACCGCGAAGGCACAGATCAACATCCTTCTCAGGACGCTTCGCCTTCTCCAACAAGGCGTCAAACTCTTCGTTGTCCACAGTGGTCTCCCTGACCTTTCCCCGACCTGGGTATGGAAACGCCGCCGCGGCCCGGTCAGGGGGTGGGCCGCGGCGGCGCGTTCGAGGGGGATCAGGCGACGGTGGCGTCCATGTCCGGCGTCGCCGACACGTAGAACTGGGACATGAACGTGGTGGCCCCGTTTGCCTCGGGCTTCTGCGGCCTGCGTTCGCCGAACTTCCCGGGCCACACCTGCACGTCCTGCAAGGCGGCGTAGGCGGTGTCGGCGTCGATGCCGTACCGGAACACGAGGTAACCGGAAGTGCCGCGCAGCAGCGTCGTCCACGCCACGTCTTCGGCCGGGACGTCCTTGCGGACCATCGTCAGGCCGAGACCGTAGGTCGCGCGACCGGGCGCCTCGGCGTTCATGGTCTCGCACAGCTTCGCGATGGAGACCTTCTCCTCGTCGACCGACGGCTCCAAGCCGTCCGCGGTGATGAGGCACTCCAGGTCCAGGCCGCCGTTGAGCTCGGCCGCAGTGGGCGCGGCCATGTTCGCGATCGCGGCCACGTAGGTGACCTTGATGTTGCCGTCGTTGAGCATGTCGGCCATCGGTTACTCCTTGCTCTCGCCGGCCGACGAGCCGTCGGCGGATTCTTCCTCCGGCTTTTCGCCGGTGGTCTTCTTCTGCAGCGCAGGCACCGCGGACTTCGGCCGCTTCGGCACCGGGCCCTCGACGGCCTCCCAGTCCGGCATCACGCCGAGCTCGAGCGCCCGCTCGGACACGGCCGCGACCGCACCGGTCACCGTGTTCCGTGCGCGTACGTGCTTGAGCGCCATCGCCTACACCCGCACCGCGTACAGGCTGACCGAGGCGCTCGGGTTCACATCGACGTCGACGAGCCCGTCCGCAGGGTCGGCCAAGTCGGCGGGGAACGGGCCGAACGCGTGGAGCGCGCCGGCGGCGATGTTCGCCGACGTGATGTCCGGCTGCGCCTGCCCGTACTTCGTGTTGCCCGGAACGGTGATGGTCGCCGCGACGGTTCCCGCGCTGCCGTTCTGGACGATCAGCAGCAGCCGGTCGTCCGGCCGGAGCGTGTCCGGCCCCGCCGTCGCCGCGGTCGGCGCCAGCACGACGCCGCCGATCTGCGCCTGGGTGTGCGGAATCAGTGCCATGACTCAGTCCTTCCGGGACTCGAAAACGTAGGTGTCCACACCGAACATCGGGTGGAGATTCAGAGGCGGGACCGTCACGTCCTTGTCCGCGCGAACCGGGATCGACGTCTCCCTGCGGATCGGGTTGGTTTTCCAGCCAGCCACGACCGGCCGGACACCGAGCACCGCGGTGCGGCCCTTATCGGCCACGATCCCGACGGCGATGTCGCTCATCCCGACCGAAGTGATCTGGAACCGGAACGTCGCCGCATCCGGGGTGGCGCACAGTTTCGTCTCGTCGTCGATCCCGGTGTCCATGTACAGCACCAGGTAGGGGAACGACGGCTCGTTCGGCACCTGACCGAAATAGACCGCTGTCGGCGCGACACCGCCCAACAGGGCCTTGACCGCGGCCACATGCTCCGTGATCACAGGATGTCCTCGGCGACGTCCGCAAGCGCGTCGACAAACCGCGGGTCTTCCCGGTTCAACGGCCCGTTGATGTCGAGCACGCCGCCCGTCCGCGAGGTGCCGAAGTACAAGAGGTTCCCGAGCGCGCCCTGGATCCGGCCCTTGTCCGGGCCGATCTCCGCACCGAGCCCGCCGTCGATGACGTCGAAGTCGATACTGCGCGGGAAGTGCCGGTACGACTGGCCACCTGCGGCGTCGGCGCGCATCCCGTTCTTGATATTCACCGCGCCCTTCACCACCACGGCCTTGAACTGCGGCAGCTTCTCCGCCGGGATCTGCTCCAGCTCCGCCTCAAGCGCCTGCAGTTCCGAGGTGTCCACGGTGGCCATCAGGCAGACACCTCCTCCACCTGGAACCGCACCGCGGTCATCAACGACTTCCGGTCCGACGACCGCAACCGGAACTGGCGGCCGACATTCAACGGATCAACCGCGGTCAGGATCTCCACGAACATCCCCGTCGCCACCGCCCCCGAAGTCGCGACCGGCAGATGCAGGAACGTCGGCGTGACGGTCCACTGGTGCTCGCCCGCGTCCGGGTTGGACGGGAACGACCGCCAGTTCTGGATCTTGCACTTCCCGGTGTAGACGACCGGCCCGTACGTCGGCGTCACCACACCGTCCGGATCGGTGGTGGTTCCGGTGACCGCCCGAATCCGGCAGGTGTCGAGCATCAACGCCTCAGCCCGCCGGCGGCCGCGCATGACCGCGGCGAGCGCGCTCACAGCGACCTCACCAAGGCAACGCTCCCGCCGAACCGCGCGCGAAGCCGGTCCCGCGTCAGCTCCGGCAGCTCGAGCGGACCCGCTGTCCGGTCGCCGGATCCGCTGGCGTACTGCTCGGAGTAGTCGTCGATCCGCATGCCGATCTGGTCACCCCTGGATGCGTATTCGCCGTCGCCGGCAAGGCTCATGCCGAGCCCTGCGAGCGAGCAGACGAGGTCGACGATGTCCTTCGGTGGCGTGATGAGCCCGCCGGTGATGGTGAGCGTGACGTTCGACGGCGCGTCGATGGCTTCCCAGCCGTCCCGGCGCCACAGCCGCCCGTCGACGAGCTTCCAGTCCGTCACCGCGACGGCGTCGAGCTCGACGTCGGCGACCACGACCACCGGCTGGCCGGGCAGGTCCAGCCACTGATCCGCCCTGCCGCCGATGGTGACAGTGAAGGTCTCCCGGGTGATCGGGACACCAGCCGCGTCCCGGACGGCGTCTTGCGCGGCGGCGAGGAACTCGCCCGCTTCGACACCGGCCGGGACGGTGATGTTCCGGGCGGTGAGGTCGGCCACCGTCGCGATGTCCTGCAGTGCCACGGTGGCCTCCCTCTACTTCGCCAGGTCGATCAGGTCCTGCTTGGTCGCTGCCTCGGCGTCGTCGGCGTTCATGCCGAGCGCGGTGACCGCGTAGCCGACCCATTCGGCCTTCGACGCGTTCACCGCCGGACGCGGCGTGACCCCGTTGGTGAGGTCGCTGCCTTCGCTCGCGACGTCCTGCTCGGACTCGTCGCGCCACGGCGTTCCGTCCTCGTTCACGCGCCGCAGCGTTCCGCGCGTGACCTTGTCCGCCATGACCTCGGAGAGCGGCAGGTCCATCTCGAACACGACGCCGCCCTCCCCACGAAAGAACCCGGTTTCCTTGTCGGCCATCAGGTGTTCCTCGGGACCTTGAACGCGGTGACCGTCATGACCACCGAGGACTCGACGAGCAGCGACCCGTCGGACTGCAGGAACCGGCCCGACTCGAACGGCCCGATCCACCGCGTCGCCGCGTTCGCCACGGTGACGGTCAGGTCGCCCTGGCCGGCCGCGATCGCGGGCGGGTAGGCGCCGGCCTTGATGGTGACGGTGCCGGAGCCGCCGGAGGCGTTGCTGACGCGCAGCACCGTGAGTTCCGGGAACGACCGCGTCGCTCCGGCGGTGATGCTGGGGATCTTGACGCCGTTGCCGGCGCCCGCGACGGTCGCGACACCGGCCGGGTCGGCCAGGTCGCTGTTCGGCACGAGGTTGCTGTACGCGAGGGCAGTGGGTGCCATCGGGCTTCTCCGATCAGGTCTGGGAGACGATCGCGGTGGCGATCGCCTCGGGGCGGACGAGCTTGGCGCCGTACAGCGCGAGGCCCTTGACGGCGTCGGCGAACTTCGCCTCCGGCCGGTAGGCCTCGGTCTTGTTGATCTGCTCGGCGAAGCTGATGGCCATGTCCACACCGGCCATGACGGCGTAGTCGTCGCCGGTGACGAGCGGGACGTTGTTGCTCTTGCGGATGGAGAAGCCGGCGGCGGTGCCGATGACACCGTTGCGCAGGGCTTCGGTGGTGCCGGACGCGTCGGCGCGGACGAACCGGTCGTCGCGCAGCGCGCGGCCGTGCAGCCACGGCGGGATGATGCAGTAGCGGCCCTCGGTGGGGACGTTGGCCTCGTCGAGCTTCACCGACAGCGGCACGAGGACGTTGTCGTAGAAGGCCGTCGGGGTGGCCGCCGCGACCGGGATGGTGCCGAGCGCGTTCGCCGCGTTGACGCCGGTGTAGAACGCGGCGACGTACTGGTCGACCTGGTCGGCGATCTTGTACGCGGCGCGGGACATGGCCTCGGGGATGACGTTGCCCTTGGCCTGTCGGGCGTCGACGTCGTCGACGTAGAACGCGAAGTACTTCGCCTGGTCGACGACCAGGGTCCGCTGCGCGTCGTTCAGCTCTTCCGGCGTGATGACGGTGGTGTTCGCGGCGTAGGTGCCGATGGTCGGGTCGGAGATCGAGGTGATGCGGACGGTGTCGCCCGCCTCTCGGATCTCGCCCTCGTAGTCGCGGTTCACGACACCGGGCGCGGCGTACACGAGCGCCTTGCGCAGTGCGACCAGGAGCTGGGCGGACCAGATCTCCGGCCTGAATCGGGTGATGGCCACTGTGGGGCCCCTTTCTGGTTAGCCGGCGCCGAGCAGGTTCGCGAGTCGGCCCTCGTTCTGGGCCTTCACGATCTGGTCGGACGTCATGGTTTTGAGCTCGGCTTCGGTGACCTGCTTCGGCTTCGTACCGGCCTTGCGCGCGGCTCCGCCGTCACCGGTGCCCTGGAACCTCTTCGCCGTTGCGGCTGCCAGGTAGGGCTTGTTCTTGATGAGGTCGTCGATCGCGTCGGCGATCTCATCGGCGTCGACCTCGCCGTTCTCGTCGACCTCGAACTGGTCGATGTCGATGAACGTGAGGGCGTCTTTCGGGTCGGCGAGCTTGCCGGTCGCGGCTGCTCGGATCTCCGATCGGACGATCCGCTTGTTCGCCTTCGCGGCCGCCGCTGTCTCCGCCTCCCGGCGGATCTGGTCGACGTCCGGCTCACCGTTCTTCGTGGACCCGCTCTTCAGCGTGTCCCGCTCGGCCTCGACTGCGCGGCGCTTCGCTTTCTCGTCGCGCAGCTTCGCCTTCATGGTGTCGAGCGCCTTCTTGCCCTTGTCGCCGAGATCCTCGGCGCCCTCCGGGTCGCCTTCCGGCTCCTCGTCGGGCTCGTCCTCGGGTTCCTCGGCGGGATCGCCTTCCGGCTCGGCCTCCGGGCCCTCTTCAGGATCGCTGGCGCCCGCGATGGGCCAGATCGGCTGTTCGCCGTCTTCGCCGGGGCGGGCCTTGCGCCAGCCGACGGCCTGCAGGCCGGTTCGCGGGTGGATGGGCAGAATCGTCTCGACCATTCGGGTACTCCCCATTGCGGGTGGTGGTGGAACCGCGCGTTGCGCGCGGCTCAGACGATGTAGCCGTGCTGACGCAGCAGCTTCACCGCTTCTTCCCGCGAGGTGGCCTCGCGGTAGATCTGTTCTGGCATCAGCCGGGCGCGGCCGGCGAGCCTCCGCCCGGCCGTGCCGCGGCGCGTGATACCCGTCCGGGTCAGTTTTCGTACCCCGGCGACGTACATGTCCTTGTGCGCGTTCACGACCTGAGCCATATCGGCACCGGCCTTGATGGCCTGCTCGTCCGCTTTGGACAGTCCCTTGACCCGTCCCTGTTCGAACGCGAGCCGCGGGTCGGTGGTGAAGTCGCCGCCGGTGTCCTCGGCCGTCGGGATGTGCACGCAGTCGCACTGCGGATGCCGCTCAAACCCCTGGCTGTACCGGTAAACCCGCCCGGCGAGGATGATGCACTTCGGGCACGAGTCCCCGACGACCATCCTCGTCCACGACACCTTCGGCCGTGTCACCACGGCGATCCCGTCCGCGACCCGGCCGGCGTCGGCCACCTGCGTGCGCGTGATCAGGTCGAGCCGGATCTGCCCGACGGCGAGCGCCTGGCCAGGTGTGGCGCCCTTCCCGATCGCCGCCTTCGCCGCAAACACCGGCCCCATCAACAACGATTCCAGCGGCCGCCCGTTTGACGCGATCCCCGACAGCGCATCGGCGACTACCTGGCCGGCCGCCGCGTCGTCGTAGCCCTGTCCTCGGAGCGTCTCGGCTGTGTACTGGTCGGCCTGCCGCGCCGCCGTCAACTGCGCCTCGGAGATGGCGACGAACATCCGCATCAGCAACGTCAGCCACGACTCCTCGAGGAACCGCGGTTCGACCTGCGCCCACAGCCGCCGCCCTTCGCCCCTGGCGCTTTTCGCCAGCCGGGCGCGCGCGGCATGGTGGCTGCGAGCCCGGTCAAGCGGCGTCATCTTCCTCGTCCGACGGGCCGTCCGGCTGGCCGCCGAAGCCCATGTCGCGGGCGACCGCGGCGACCGGGTCCATCTCGGCTTCCCGCTTCTTCATCTCGATCAGGTCGACGACCTCGGTCGGGGTGAGCCCCCACTTCGCGGCGAGGTATTCGAACGGGAACCCGATCTGGCGGAGCTTCAGCAGCGCATCGGCGAGCTGCGCCTGCGATCGGGACTGCGCGTCAGCCCAGATCACCGATCCAGCGGTGAGCGCCTTGGCCTTCTTCTCGTTGCCCTGCGCGAGCGCGATCAGGCCGAACATCTGCCGGATCGCCTGCCCGAACCACAGTTCCTTCTCCTGCACGCGCTTCACCAGACCGGTCTCGGCGGCGATCAGCGCGTCGCCGGACAGGTTCGCCATCTTCCCGATCAGGTAGTGCTGCGGCGTGCGGGTCTGGGCGGCGATGTGGCCGACGGCGATCTCGATGACGTCGGTGTAGGCCTTGAGGTTCGCGGCCTGCCATTCGGCGATCTTCGCGTCCTGGCCGGTGATGAACAGGACCCGGTCGACGGCGAACTTCGCCAGGTCGACCGGTTTCTGCCCGACGACCTCGCCCTTGTCGTTCAGGATCGGCATCATCGGCTTCTCGGCGCCGAGTACCACCCGCTGTGGGAACGACGCGTAGTCCGAGGCGGTGAACAGCTGCGCCCACAGCAGGTTCACCGCGTCCTGCATGGCGATCACACCGGTGATGTCGGAGATCGGGTCGTCGGCGAGCGTCGGCTTGTTCGGCAGCTCCACCATCGGGACGACGCCCATCGGGTTCGGCTGCGGATTCGGCTCCCTCTCGCCCATGTCGCGGGGAGCCCACTTCTTCAGCTCCTCGTCCACCGCGGCGAGCAGGATCAGCTTCGTCTGCTGCCGCATCACCGGCCGCTCGAACTTCCACACCTCGTCCGGCAGGTAGAGGGTTGCGTAGTCGCAGTTGCCGTCCTGCCACTTCTTCAGCGCCGCGCGCCGCTTCCGCCGGGACCCCGGCTGGTAGGCGATGACGCACTGCGATGCGTCCTCGAACGTCACCTCGGGGGTTTGCTCGTCGTCCGGGTCACCCCAGACGAGCACGAACGACCTCGAGGAGTTCACCGCGCCGAGGAAGCCGAGCTGCGAGTCAGAATCCAGCGCGTTGGTCTGCCATACCCGCCACGACTCGTCATCCGCCGCGTCCTCACCGAGCCCCTTCACGCCGAGCACGGTGAGCCGCTCCACCGGGGCGTCCGCGACCGGCGCGACCCAGTTGTCGGAGAAGTCGACGTACCGGTCGCCGTGGTACTTCTTGAACTGGTCCGACGCGTACTTCAGCGGCTGTTTCCCCGTGTAGTAGCGGGAATTCCGGTCCACGTCGGCACTGCGGTTCAGCAGCTCCTGCTCGAGCAACGCCACCAGCTGAAGGGCCTGGGCCTCGGTCGCCACGGTCACCCTCCTTCAGGCGGTGTAGACGAAGTTGTCGTGCTGCTTCCACAGCTGCGCCGCGGTCACATCGCCAGCGGCCTCGTTGCAGATCACCGAGACCACCGCCATATCGATCTTTCGGCCGTCGCCCGGCTTCGTGAGCACGTACCGCTCGGACGGGCGCGGTGACTTCTTCGCCGCACCCATGTGGATCTCGGTGACGTCGCAGCCGTCGTGCGCGAACCCGCTGTCCGCCTTGTTCACGTCGACCAGCAGCCGCTCGCACGCGGCGTGCATCTGCACTGGCCGGTACGTCTCGAACCGCAGCACCCGCCGTTCGCCGTACTTCTCCGCCCACGTGTCGATCTCGGTCTCCCAGTACGGCGGGTCCGCGTACATCCGCACGATGTCGAAGTGCGTGAACAGCCAGTCCACCGCGGCCGCGACCTCGAGCCGCGGCACCTTCCCGCCGAAGTCCGCCGGATTCCAGAACGTCGGCCCGGCCGGCGTGTACGGCGTGAACTGGTAACCGCCGCGGGTCTGCGCCCGGATCCCGGTCCAGTCGTCCACATCGGAGCCATCGAACCCGAGCACTAGCTGCGTACGGCGGACCAGCGGCGGCGCCTTCTTCGCCGCGCGGGCCTTCCACTTCTCGGCGTCCATCCAGGTGCCGAGGCCAGCGACGATGCGGTTGCCGAAGAACCTCTCCGCCTGGCCCGGGTCCTTCTCCATCAACTCGGCCGCCTCAGCCTCGATGCTGTCGAGGTTGACGTGCGGAGAACCCGAGTAGTTGAACGCGTGGATCTTCCGGCGGTCAGCCTTCACCGTGTATTTCAACCCGGCCGGCGGCGGCTCGTAGAATCTGAAGACGTCCTTCGCCCGAGACTCACGCGTGCGCTGCGCCGTCGAGTTTTGCGACGGGTCGTAGCAGTTCGTCGTCTCCCCGCCGCGGCCGCCCATGCCCGCCGCGCCGCGGCGCATCGTCTCTGCGACCTTCACCAGCTTGTTCTCGACGGTGTACGACTGCGGCTCGTCATGGAAGTACGCCGAGATCGGGTTGCCGAGCCGGGACTGCGCGCTCGAGGTGACCGCGTCGATCCGCCCCTCGTTCGGCAGCCGGATGAAGCCCTCACGCGGCAGCATCAGATCGGCGAGCGGCCCGTTCTTCGCCATCGCCTTCAGCGGCCGATAGATGTTGTCGACCTGGTCCTCGGACGTCGCAAGCAGCTGGATCAGCGGCGTCGCCCACGGCATCCCCATCGGCTCACCCGGCTCGTACGGGTACTCCCAGCCGCAACCGCAACCGTGGTCCGCGCAGACGTAGCCGTCATCGTCGCCCGCCCAACCGGCGAACAGCGCCGGCCCGACACCCTCGTTCGAGGCGAGCGTCGCCGTCCACGGGCCCTTGCCCACCTTCTGCGGCGCGATGACCTGGAACCGCCGATACCAGAACGCCGCCGACCGCGTCGGATAGCCGTTCTCGTCGTACGCCACCGCGTCCGGCCGGACGCGGTAGTGGTTCAGCGTGCACCAGAGCTGCCAGTCGTAGTGCTTGAACGGCGCGCCCTTCCGGAACCCGTCCGGGATGATGCAGTGCCGCTCGACCCAGGCCGGCGCGACCCAGAGGGTTGGGAAGTCGACGACGTACCGCTTAAGCTCCGGTGCCATCGGACGTGACCGCGGACATCCTGGCCTTCATCGCCCGCGCAGCGACGCGCGCATCAGCCTTCGGATCCGGCGCGCTGCCGCGTTTCTCGGCCAGCTCGTCGACCGCGATCCCCCAGCCGTTCTCACGGAGCCCCGCCGGCGTCATGCCGATCTGGTCAGCGAACCGGTGAAGCGAATTCTTGTCCGCCGCGGTCGCGTCGGCCGACTCGCACAGCGCCGACGTCCGCACCCACATCGCCACCGAGTGCCAGCGCCACCGCTCGTTCGCCCATGCGCACGCCTGCGGAGTCGACCAAGCCCACTCCCACAGCTCGAGCTCGCGCTCCCACCGAGCCTCCGTCGCACCCTCGTCGAGCTCGCGGACCTTCTTCTTGTCCTCGAAGTACTCGTAGTAGACGGACACCTTCGTCAACGGGAACTCCGGCACCTCGCCGCGGTACCCCTCAGCCGGCAACGCCGTCACCTTCACCCCGCGCCGGTCGCTGCGCCCCGAACTCGGATCCACGCTCGGACCCGACCGGTTCCGTGCTCCGCCCTTGGTCATCGTGATCACTCCTCAGCAGCGTTGCGCCGCATCGGCGGACGCCGCCTTGCGCGGCACCCAGGTGCTTGGACGGTGACCGCCCGGATGTTCTGAACCCTCCGCGCCTCCGAGACACCTCCCCGGCGGTCCTCTGGGTGATCATGGGAGGGGTCACCCCCCACCCCCATGATCAAGTCAAGGGTTTCGGGGAAGTGTTTTGGAGATCTTTTGTGCCCTGACCAGTGCCTTCGCATCATGCGAAAGGGCATAACGTGCTGTGCGTCAGCGTGCGTTCCATCCGCCTGGCTGATGCTCTGCTGTCTCGGTGCTGTGACAGCTGTGGCACAGGCCGCGGCCATGCTGTGGGTCGTTGGGGTCTTGGCCTCGCAGTACCAACGTGCGTCGGTCTACTGGCCAGTGGTCTGCGTGCTTGGACCAGTCCTTGCTGCACAGTTGGCATACGGGGTGGAGGGCGAGTACACCCTGCCGGAACCGGGTGGTGTGGCCGGTGCCGTAGCCCCGCTGTCGTGCGGTACCCCTGCGTGCCTCTGCCTGCCGGATGCACTCCGGGCATCTGCCCTTGGCTACCAGCTCGGGGCATCCTGAGGTGGAGCAGGGCTTGAGTGCTCTGCGTGCCATGTGCCACCACCGTGCAGCATGTACTCGATTCAGTGCCCGTCGCGTCCTGCCCGTGGTCGGGCCTGGGCCACGGGCTCTACCGGGCTCTGTCCGGCAGCCCCGGGTCTACTGGGTCAGCAGGCGGGGCACTTCTCCTGCTCCTTCGGGTCGGACGGGCAGGTCTGTGTGCCGGTCATGGGGCAGTCGGGTTCGCCGTTGCGCGGGAGCAGCTTCTTGAGCACGCACACCGGCGTGGTGGCGTTGAAGTCGCGGCTGGCTTCGAGCACGGGCGCGGTCAACTGGATCTCCCTGGGGTATGAGAAACGCCCCGGTCGGAGGTGACCGGGGCGTAGGGCCAGCGCGGGCTGGCGAAGAGTGTCTCGGGGCGGGCATAGCTCACGCCCGCCCATAGCGTGACACACGTGTTGATCAGGGGCAATCACAGGTGCCGATCAGGGTTTCGTGTCGCGCTCGGGCCACGCCAGCTCGACGTTGACACCCCAGTTGATGCGCCCGTTCCCGCTCGCCCGGTACATGGCCGCGAGAGCCACCTTGCGTGGCGCTGCGGTCGCTTCGATAAGCACGTCGAGGGACCGTTGTCCTTCCGCGTGGGCGCGGGCGCAGGCGGTCACGACTTGGTCGTCGGTGATGTCGCCGCGCTTCACGGCCGCCACTCCTCGCGGTAGTCGGGGTGGTCGGCGTACGGCAGGGCGAGCTGCTTGAGGATCGAATCGCCGACGCGCGGATCAGGCTGCTCGCCGCGCGCTCGGGCTCGACTCCCGTGGCTCGTCTCGCCTTCGATCGCGTCTTCGAGATCGTTGGCGGCCTGCGCCAGCGTGATGATGCGGCGTTTGGCAGCGACGTCGGCCAACACGAAGTCCGGGTTGCCGAGTTCGATGTGACGGACCACGCCGCCGAGCCATTCGGCGTCCGGGGCCTGGGTCTGGTCGAGCCGGATCACCTCGTGGAAGTTCGGGCCGTCGGCGACGACTCGCGCCATCCAGCCACGGTCTGCGGTCTCCCACGGAGTTGGGTAGACGGCCTTCATGGCCGTGGCCGCTGCTTCCCGCTCATCCTCGCGGGCTCGCAGGAACGCGATCAGAGCATCCATCAGGTCTCCGTTCGTTCAGCAGGGGTCGGCAGTTCCGCGCCAGGCTCAGCGGTGTACCAGCGAAGGAAGGCCAGTACAGCCTTGCTGCGGTCGGTGCCGCTGGCCTCAGCGACGGCGCCGGCGTTCTTCCAGACGTCTTCAGGGAGCCAGACCCGGGCCATGACCAGCCCTTCAGCGCGTTTGTTCGGCATGAGCCAAGTGTAGCACACGGTGTCGCCACACCCAACGATTATTAATTCGGGTTTCCCTATTGCGGTGTGGCTACACCCGTGCTATAGTTCTTATATCAGCAAGAGAGAGGGAGAACAAAATGACCGAGCAGACCAAGACCACCGACACCGACTACCAGACCTACAAGAAGTGGCACACCGACCGGGGGATCGAGGGCCACATGACCGAGGAGCAGTGGACCGCCGCCGGAGAGCAGGACGACTGACCCACACCGCCCCCGGCTCCGGCCGGGGGCGGATCCCCTCCGCTGACTGCGACCTCCGGGTAGGCATCTCAGATAGATGCTGACCCTAACTAAGTTTCTGCTATCCGGACCCCGTTCTCCCTCCCGTCCAGATAGACCAGGATCTCCCGGAGGTCGTAGCCGCCGTCCCCGCGCGTGATGTGTCCACGCTGGACCCACTTCCGCAAGGTGGCGGGCTTCAGGCGGTAGCGGTCGTCGCCGCGCTTGTCGGCCTCCTGGTGGAGCAGGCGGACGACAAGCGCGGCCGGGACACGGTTCACTCCGGCCACGGTCCGGGTCGGTGCGTGTCCAGCGCCGCCACGGCCTCCTCATAGGTACCGGCCTCGCACGTGACCGTGGTGCACGAGCACACCGACCGCCACACCCCCGAACCTTCGGGGATCTCTTCGACGACCGAGGTGGTGGTGAGGGTGTTCGTGTTGTAGCAAGCGGGGTTCGTCATGCTGCTGTCTCCTCTGCGACTCCGAGTCGGACCAAATCCAGGCCGTCGTAGGTCCTCTTGCATTCCCCGCACCGCGCGGGCTTTCCCGGGCCTCCCCACCGGACACGGCCGTCGCAGGCCACGGTCAGACACTCCCCCAACGGCTTCTGCGGCCGGTCGCCGGACAGTTCGCGGGCCTGCCGGTGAAGCTCGGCGACGTCATCGAACAGCTCGGCGAAGTCCTCCCGCCCCGCGCACCACCACAGCAGCTTCCGGATGTAGTCCAGCGCCCCGCCGAACGACTTCGGCGGGAGTTCGCCGCGTTCCTCGGCGATCCACTTCGCGATCGTCACCGGCGCGCTGGGAAGCGAACGCACCCACGTGTCGCCATCGTCCGGGTGGAACGTGGACGCCTCACCGAACGTCGGCCGGGACCGCGGATCCAGCGCGGCGAGGACGTCGTCACGGCCCGGCGACCGGGAGCCGTAGCCCGGGGACATGCGGCCGGTCTGCCCGCGCGCCGGCTGAACCATGAGCGGCAGGAAGTCGACGGTGTACAGCTCCAGCTCACGCAGGAGCAGGGCGAGGCGGTTGCGGCAGTCGTCGCACCCGTACCGGGTGGCCTCACGCTTGCACACCAGGCACTGGATCGGGAAGTCGGTCACGGGGCCTCCTTGAGTCTGATGTGGATGTGGGCGCCGATGGCGTCGCAGTAGCGGCGGACGGTGGACATGCGCGGGTCGGTGAGGTCGCGTTCGAAGTGGGAGACGGCGGAGGGGACGACCTGCATGCGGTGGGCGACCTCCTGTGCGGAGAGTCCGGTGGAGACACGGAGCTTCGCGAGGTACCGGCCGATCCCGGACGGGGCGGTCATCCGAACCTCCGGTGGATAGCGGCGCGCAGCCAGCCGCGGCGGGGTGCTGTCCCGAGCTGGTGGACCAGCTCGACAAGGTCGTCGAGAGTGGCTGGCTCGGTCCGCGGCGGCTGGGACGCGGTCGCTGTGCCGGTGAGCTGCTCGTTGAGGACTTCGGCGATGACGACGTCGCGGTGGACGTCCACGTACGGGCGGGCCGGGAGTGGAGCTGGCGGGTCCTCGTTGAGGTCCATCGGGGCTTCGGTGTTTCCGAGCTGGGGTCCGATGGGGACGGACTCCAGTTGGGGTTTCGGGTGGTGCTCGGCGCGGAGCCGGAGGGTTTCGCGGTCGGGGTGCGGGGTGATGGGGCCGCCGTCGGCTTCGATCTTCGCGACCACATCGGACCAGCAGCCGGGCCGTTCGACGACCGGGTAGGCCGCGGCCGGGATCGGGTCGGAGGCGGGATTGGCGGTCATCTGGCCTCCTCGAGGATCGAACGAGCGAACGATTCAGCCTCGACGTACGGGAAGGGCTCACCGCTCTCCAGCCAGGAGGCTGCGTTTTCCAGCCAGGCAGCAAGTACTTCGGCCTTGTCGGGGCCCATGAGAGCAATCCAGGCAGCACGATCCAGCGCGGCGTCGTCGTCCTTGTCGTCCTGCTCCGAGCAGAGGGCGACCGTTCCGGTGGAGTCGACCACCTCCCACCAGTACCCGTCCTCGATGTACTCGGACTTCAGCTTCAGAAAGAGGCGGTTCGCCTTCCACGTGCTGCCGTCGCTCGCCTTCGCCGCCATCTTGTATCGGGGTTCCGGTGCCCACAGACACCAGAGAGGACGGGATAGGCGCTCCCTGAGGCTGCTGGGGGCCGGGATCCTGCTCGGATTCCGTCGTCGTGCGCAGCGAAGGTGACAGCACCTCGGTTAGCGGCCACGAAATGTCGAACTCCTCGTCGAGGTCCACCCACGGGCAGCCGTCCGCGTCCGATGTTGCGGTGACGCGGCCGCGCACCGTGGCGTAGCGCCACCGCCCCTGGCTGCCACAGATCAGGATGTCGCCGTCGCGGTCGTGCAGTTTCACGTCGGCTGCCGGTTCTTCGTCGCCCTTGTCCCACTTGCGGGGAGTACGAGACACGAGCGGGACCTCAGCGACGCCGATCGCGCCGGTGACGACACCTGTCGTGGCGTCGACGTTCCGGCCGTCGGCCAGATGGTGATAGCCGACCGTGTGGCCTGCTCCGAAGACGCAGTTCTTGCCGTCGTGGATGAACTTGCAGGTGTCGGTCATTGCTGCTTCTCCGTCTCTGTGGTGTCCCCCGACAGGTCGGCGTCGGCGATCGGACAGGGCAACTCGGCGTCGGCTGTCGAGCAGTAGCCGCACACGACCGGCTCCGCTTCGGAGAAGCAGACGTCCGGCTGGCAGGTGCACGACTCAGCATCAGGGGCCTGTGTGGTGGTCTCCGTAACCGGAGACCCAACGGCGAGAAGTTCGTCGACGATCGGCATCACGGCCCTGCTGACCATGAACTTCCAGAACGCTTCTTCGCTGTCCCACTCGTCCGGCATCGGAGCCGCGTCCGCATCGGCCAGGGCGTGCGCCAGCCGAATGCTCAACTCTTCGCGTCCCTGCTCGGTCAGTTGTCGTGCCTGTTCTGCTGCCTGTGTGGCAGCAGACGGAACCAGCGGCGTCCAAGCAGCCACCAGGTAGTCCGGCAGATCCTCCCCGGAACCCACTTTGACCCAGCCGAACTGGTCCGCCATCGCGACTGCCCACACGGCACCCATGAGGCCAATCCGCAACTCGGGGATCTTCTTTTCGGTCACTGCCCTGCCTCCTTGCTGCCCCATGCCTTTTCGATCTGCTCTTTCGTCATCTGCGGACCCCGCCACATCCCGTCCCGGAACTCCATCGCCGCGACGCCCGCCTTGTTCAGGACTTGCGCCGGATCCAGGCACCTCCCGTGCTTCCCCTCCGCCGACCGGTGGAGGTCGAACAGGGCCAGTCCGGAGAACGTGCGATGGCAGTTCGCGGCCGCGCAGTGGCACGCCAACTTGGCCGTCCATGTGGCTTCACAACCCGAGCAGGTGTTCCTGCGGTCCGCGCCCTTGTCGTCGGTCATGCCTGCTCCTGTCGCTTCACTGCTTCGATACGGGACGGGTGATAACCCGCGATCTCCCGGAACTCCCCCTGATGCACACCAGGACGTGTCACCCGCCGACCACACGGCCGCCCCACCCCCGCCTTGCACGGCTCATGCGGACACGCCACCCGACGCTCCCGATCCGACGGCGACGACTTCTGCGTCTCCTCCGCCGGAAGACGGCCGATCTGCGCGATCTGCGCCATGAACTCCGCCCGCCGTTCATCCGACGCCGGCGGCGCGGTCTCGATCTGCCGTTCCGCGGGCAACGGGGCATGACGTCGTTCGTTGCGGATCCGTTCGGTGATGTGCGCGGGCATCAGGAAGTTCGTGGACACCGCGTAGTGCTGGTGCACGGCCTCGACTGCTTCACCCAACGTCCAGCGGCCGATCTCGGAGGCTTCCTGCCAGGCGACGACGTTCAGTTCGCCGGGACGGCGGTTGTCGTAGCCCATGGCCGCGGCGAGGACCGCGCGGATTTCTTCTTCGGTCACGACCGGACACCCCACTCACACTTCGGCGCCAGGAACAGGTACACCTTCTGGCCGCACTGCTCGCAGGGTTCGACGGGGGACGCGACCTTGTAGCCGTTCTGCGCCCAGCAAACCGGGTCGATTTCCCAGCCCTTGGAGGTGGTGTCGAGGACGTGCTCGTCGAGCATGGCAGCGAGGCGATCGTCGGTGTCGGTCATGAGGCACCTCCAGGAAGCGCACGTAGCGGCGGTTGGGTGGGTTGGCGGCCCGCGGCGAGGAACTGCTCCGCGAAGGCGTCAGTCGGGCTCTGAGAGCGCGCCTGGCGGGTCGGGGCGTGGTCGGCGGCGTTGAGCATCCAGTTCCGCCATGTCGCGGGCCAGTCGCGTTTCACGGCCTTCTGCCCGGACGCGGCCTGCCAGTAGTTGATGAACTTCTCCGTCTCCCGACGTCCGTCCACATGCGGCACCTTGGCACGAGCCCACTCGACCATCTCCGGGGAGACGGTGAAGTCGTCGGGGATTCGCTGTCCGCGCTTGGCGCGGCTAGAAGAAGACGTAGTCTTCTTCTCTTCTTTTAAGGGAGTGGAGTGGAGTGGAGTGGAGGGGTGGGACACCCGTGGGACTGACGGTGGGACAGACGGTTGTGTCCCACCGGGACAATCGTCACTGACCTGCGACTGTTGAGATTTCGCAGCGTTGGACTCGCGCCACCTCTGCTTTCGCTCAGCCTCACTTCGACGACGTTTCTCGACCTCTTTTCGGGTCGGATTCCGTCCGTCTTTCTCCCAGTCGTGGAACTGGAAGCCGCCCTCGACCTCCTGCCACAGCCCCGCGGACACCAGCCGGCGCGCCTGCGATGGCGTGCCGTACAAGGTCGCGATCTCCGCGGGCACGAACCCGTCGGTGAGCTGCTTCGCGCACCACGACCCGGCGCGCGTCCACAACCCGACGGCCGCATTCCCTACCCGGATCGTCTTCGGGTGGTCGCTGAAGCCGTCATCGACGTTGAACCAGGGCATCAGGCGGTAACCCTTTCTCGTGCAGGGTGCGCCGCGTGAATCGGTCGTACCTGTGAAGCTAGGACGCCCGCCTCGGCAGCACCGACGCCGGCCTTGCGGAGGCGGCGGTATTCGTGCGGGTTCTGGTGCCAACGAAGGAGGTCTTCCGCCGCGCGGTCGTCGGGAACCATCGCGGCTAGAAGGATCACGAGCGCGCGAGCAGCGTCGAGCGGGTCGCCGTAGACCTGCTCGGCATCCGCGAGCATCGCTTCGATGTGCATCGACTCGTCGTTCCGGACTGCCTGGACGAGTTTTGCGGCGGACGGCACCAGCAGGTCGAGGTACTTGTCTCCGGTGATGCTCATGCCGAGTCCGCGAGTGTCGAGCGGACCGGGTTGTTCACGCCGGCACCGAACTGATTCCGCCACCGCTCCTTCTCGGAGCAGTCCGCCATGTTCCCGGCCTGAGTGGTGGCGAAGAGGTGGTCAGGACGAACGCACGGCGGGTTGTCGCAGTGGTGCGCCACGACCTCGGCAGCCGCGAGCTCGCCATAGACGAGCTCGAACGCAACCCTGTGGGTGTACCGCTTCTCGCCGTCGAAGAAGGTCTCGCCGTAGTCGTGGCGCATGGACCCGCGCCAGGGCCAACAGCCGTCGGGGTCCGAGAAGTCGACCTTCGACCAGAATCGTGTGGCGACGGGGGCGGCTTGGTTCTTGTTGCCGCGGCGGCGCTCGACGGGCGGGCGGTTGCTCGGGTCACCGTGGCGATACCAGTTGTTGTAGTGCTCCTGGCACCAGTCGCGCGCCTTCACGGGTGATCCGCATCCGGAGATCGTGCAGATTCGCTTGACGCTCATCGTGCGTCACCGCCGAGCAGGCCACGCTGGTATCCGATCGCGACAGCGTGCGCACGATCTCCCACTTCCAACTTCGCGAAGAGCCCCCGGGTGTGCGTCTTCACCGTGTTGTAGGTGATGAACAGCTCCGCCGCGATCTCGTTCGCGGATTTCCCCAGGGCGAGACGCTCAAGGATCTGCGTCTCCCGGAGCTTCAAAAACGGCTTCTCCGGTGCTGTCTCTACGGTTTCGGGCATGGACACGTCGTAGCGGCGGGCCCTGCTCGACGCCGGCGGAAGCTCCTCGATTACCGCGCCCGCGGCTTCGAGGGTTTCGCAGACTTGGGTCCAGGATCCTGCGCGGACGAGCATGGCGGCCTGGTAGAGCACGACCGGTGCGGCTTCGATGGGGTTCATGGCTCACCTCCTCGGGGTGTTGGGGGTGGTGCTGCCCGGACACAGGACCAAGCAGGCCCGGACAGCACCGGATCTCAGAAGGTTGGGAAGCCACCGTTGGCGCGGGCGTCGAGACGGCACACCTCGCACTTGCAGCCCTCGACGGTGTACTTCGTCCGGCCGTGCGGCCGCACTTTCACCGCGAGTTCGATGTCTCCGCCGTGGATCGGGCAGTCCTCCCCGGCGTCACACGTCCCGCAGCTCATTTGCCGCCGCCTTTGCCGTGCCTCTTCTCAGCTGGTCCAGGTGGCCGAACTCGATGTAGCCGTGGCGTCCGAACGCGGCCAGCTCGGCGGCCGGGACGTCGCACAGCAGCCAGATCGCCTGACCGCGCATCAACATCCCGAACGCGCCCACCGAGACGCCCTCGTTGATCTGGATCGTCGGGTAGATGAGGTGCCGGGCCCATTCGCGGAAGTCCTCCACCGTGGACAAGGTCAGGACGGGGACCTTCCCGAAGCGGAGGGAGACGGCGTTGTCGTCGATACCCCACGCCCGTGCATGCTCGACGATCGCCTGCATCTGGTCGAAGTGGTTCATGACAGGACTCCGGTGGTTTCGAGGAGGAAGAGGAAGAAGTCGAAGGCGAGCGGCACCAACGCGAGCGCGCCGATGAGCCCCGCGGCCGCGAGAACCAGAAGGTCGTCCATCACGTTGCCTTGAAGGACTTCAGAACCTGGAATCCAGGCGCGGCGAAGTGCTCGATCTCCGGGGCCCCACAGGACGAGCCATCCCAGTACACCTTCGGCGAGAAGATGCGGCGCTTGCAGTAGGTCTCGATGTCGCTGATGCCGTGCGTTTCGAGGGTCACGCGCTTCTTGGTGACGGTGTGCTCGAACTCGAACTTCCAGCGACCGTCCATTTCGGTCTCGTCCCAGGTGGCCAGCACGACGTCGAGGAGGCCGTCCTCGTGCATCTGCTTCAGCCAGCGTTCGGCCTCGGCCTTGGCGCCCTTGAAGGTGTTGGTCCAGCCCTCGCCGGTCTCCCCGATGTGCGAACCGGGGTTGATGAAGACGGTCACGCCGCACCTGCTTTCGGGTAGTCGAAGTCGCCGTCGTCGTCCGGCAACACCCAGCCGTGAAGCCAGTGCTTGAACGGCACCGTCGCCGGGTCCTGCGTGGACTTCACGGACCAGCCGTTCGCGTACGACTCGGCCGGGTTCGCGTGGATCCACCCATGGCATCCCGTGGTCCCAGATCCACAGACATCGATCCCGTGCGACGGCAGGTAAAGCCCACCCTGCGACCGGTTCTTGCGGTGCTGGAAGTTCGTTGCCCGGCCGAGGCACACGTCCTGGATGCGGACCTCGCAGTCACCTTCGCTGCGGAGCCGGACAATCCGGCGTGCCTGCTTCTCGTTCATGGCTTCCGCCCGCGCTGCATCGTCGTCGTCGGACGCAGGAAGGTGGCGAACGCCTTATATGTCTCGACGTCCGTCGCGGTGATGTCCCCGCCGCCGTTCCACTCGGCGAACTCATCCTGCAGCTTGGAGAAGTCGTCGTTTTCGCCGATCCAGCCGCGGTTCTTCGCCTCGGACCAGATCGAGTCCTTCAGCTCCCGCTCCGTGCGCTCCCGAGACTGCGCGGCCCGCTCGACGGTCGCGGCGTCCTGGTCGTCGTTCGCCGGCGCCACACCGGTGACCGCGCACAGCGCGTACCGGCGTGCATAGGTGATCGCCGACCCGATCTCCTGCGGCCGCGACGCGCTCGGTAGCGGGTACGCCCCTTCCAGGACTTCCCCCGACACGTGCCGTAGCTGGTACCGGAGCACGAACTTGCCGTCCTCGACCGTGGGGCGCGTCGTCCAGGCCAGGCCGACCTTCGACAGCAGCGGCAGCACGGCGGCGGAGATGTCCGCGAGGTCCGCGTACTTGTAGGTGTAGCTGCCCTTGTCGGACTTGACCGTGGCCTTCTGGTCCTTGCCGATCGACGGCAGTTCCGCTTGGAGCTGCGTCAGTGCCTTCGTGAGTGGGCTCTCCTCGGTCATGCGGTCACCTCCGGCCGGGCAGTGACCTTCTGGATCCAGGCGCGGTCCGCGTCGGTGACCGACTTCGAGTCGCGGTCGAGGTCGTGGCAGCAACAGCCGCACAGGTAGGTGTCGTAGCCACCGGAGAAGCCGGAGCAGGCGAAGTGGTAGCCGCTACCGCACGCTTGCGGGTTGATGTGGTGGCCGTGCGTGCCTGGGTGCCCGGGTCGAGTCGCCATCACGCCACCTCCCGAACGAGAGGTTCACCGATCAGCTTCTTCAGCTTCCCGGACTGCACGTTCGCGAGGTAGTTCGCTTTCGCGGTCAGGAACTTCTCGAACGTCTCCGGACCGGCCTCCGCCGGGATCAGGTCATAGGTTTCCGGCTGGATGTGCAGAATGAGCACCCGCTCCACCGGCGGCATCGGGATCTCCTCGCCGTCGACCACCATCGTCTCGGCGTACCGGTAGGCCGCGCACTGCAACGCGTGCTCCCCGTAGATCCGGTTCGACGTCTTGTAGTCCACGAGACACACCCCCAGACCAGGGATGTCCTGAATGGAATCGAGCCGCCCGGCGTAGTTGTGCTTCCGGGACGCCACGATCACCTCGTCGTAGATGGCGGTCGGGTTCCAGTCCTCCACATACCGCGCGTAGCCGCGCACGTACGGCTCCAGCTCCGCCGGAACCTCGACCTTCTCTCCCGCCAGGTACGGCTCGGCGAGGTTGTGCACATCCGTCCCCCGGATCGCGGCGGTGTCGCGCTTCTCGTCCGGTACACCGGCAAGCATCCTCAACGCGGGCTCGAACCCGAACGCCTCGACCGAGTCGGCGAGGGTGGAGATGTTGTTGAGCGCATGACTGGCGACGGTCCGCGCCGCCCACCGAGGGAGTGCGTCCTTCGGGATGCCTTTCAACGCGGTGGTGACGGAGGTGGCGTACCGGCCGTCGATCTTGTACCGGTGGTTCGTCTCGAAGAACTGGATCTTGCAGTCGGTCACGACGTCACCGCCGAGTCGTCCGGGATCGGGTTGTCCGAGAAGTACTTCACCTCGGCCAGCAACCGCGCTTCGCGCGCGGCCGCCGACTCCGGGATCTTCGTTCCCGTTGCCGCCTCGTAGTCCTCGGTACGGCACTGAAGACCGAACGTGTGAGCGCCCAGAGTGGCGGCGACAGTGCTGTACCGCACGCCCCTCGTGTCTGCGTCGCGGTGTTCGACCTCAACGCCAAACCTCGCCGCGAACACGTCCAACCGGGCAGCCTTGTCCCCGAATAAGTGCTCACGGAAGTGGTCGAGCCCGGTGAAGAACTCGGGGAATTCGTCCAGCTCGAGGTGCTCGTCGAAGAAGCACGCCAGCCTCATCAGCTTGCGGGAGATCTCGCTCATCGGTTGCCGCCCTTTACTTCCTGGTAGCTCGCGAACAAGCGGTCGGCGTGCGCCACAGTTCGCGGATCGTCGTTGAACCGGCTGTTCCGCCTCGCCCACTGGAAGGCGGCCATGCAGGCACGGCATCCCCCGTTGCGGCTGCAGTCCTCGTGCGGCAGCGCGTTGTAGCCGACGAGTGCGTGCCCACGAGGACACCTGGCGACTCCGCTCATCACTTGCCGTCCTTCGGGGTCGTACGCAGGTCCTCGACGTCCTGCCGGATCGCGGACACACCGGCCGCCACCATCACGACCGCGAGCAACGCGGCCCCCGTCCACAACACGATCTGCCCCATCACTTCCCTTTCCCGTACAGGTCGAGTCGCTCAGCGGCGTCACCGCGGTGGCACCACGTGGCGGGCTCGTCGCACGTGGCCATCGGCTGCTGAGGGGGGCGCCGCCACGGCACCCGGCCGCGCCGAGCAGCGCGGCACCGGCGGTGAACGCGACAATCCCGGCGAACCCGATCCGCTCCCCCAGCCGACGCGCGAACTTCGCGCCCTCCGACTTCGGCTTCTCCTTCGGCGCCGGCTTCGGCCGAGGCGCCTCCTCCTCGACGATGCGGTCCACCTGCTCGGCGGCCGCCCGGAGCTTCTTCACGATCCCCATCACGCCTCTGCTTTCGGATGCCAGACCTCGACGACGATCGGCGCGCGACCGGACGACTCGGACTGGAGTTCGGATAGGACACCGGGCGCGCAGCAGGCGCACGCGTTCGGAACGGTCTGCCGCGCGTTCGGCTGGTGCGGGTCCGGGAGCGGGTACAGGCGCACCGTCGCGTAGTGGCCGCGCATCTGGCAGTGGACACACAGCGACCGCTCGACCTTCGCGAACCGGCAGTCCGCGCCCATCGCGCCGAGCTGCGCGGCCAGCTCGAACGAGCTGTTCGCCATGGACTCCAGCCGCGGCAACGGCATCGTGTCCCCGGGCTCGATCACCCGGTGCATGCCGTGCACCGACGGCGTCGGTAAGCGCATCCCGCCCGGCACGGCCGCCGTTTCGGTGGCCCGCGCGTAGACGCGGTGCACGTTGTGCGGGTGCTCGGCGGGGTAGTCCTCGGACCCGGCGGGCATCGCGTGCCGCGGATCCGTGAGACACTTGCTGCTGATCATGAGAGCCCTTTCTCTCTGGTCATTTGCCCGCCTCGCGTGCCAGCACGAGGCGGGCGTTTCGTTGTCAGGCAGCGAGCAGCAGCGGTCCGCTGCCACCCATCCGCCGATGGAGCTCGTGCACGCCCTTGGCTGTGATCCGCACCTGCGTCGTCACCTGCTGCTCGCCGACGCCGGAGTTGAAGAAGTCCCGCGACCGCACCGCCAACCGGCCGTTGTCGATCTGCGCCTGGTACGGCTGCCCGGTGCGGTCGGTCCAGCCCAAGCCCTTCAAGGTCTTCGCCAACCGGTTCTGCCCGGTCGAGATCGACGGGTCCCGGTTCAAGATCTGCGCCGCTTCACGCAGCGAGTAGTCCCCCGCCGCGTCGGCCAGTTGCTCCCACGACTTCGCGACCGGCTCCAGCGCGCCGATGCGGGCGTCCTTCGCTTCGAGCTCCCGCGCCTGCTTCGCCGCGAGCTCCAGCGCGTCGGCGAACGTCTCCGGCACGGTGAGGTCGAACTTCCCCGTTTTGCGGATCGAGGGCAGCACCTCGTCGGTCACCCAGTCCTGGAACTGGTCCGCCAGGACGGTGCGGGCCCGCATCAGCAGCCGGTACAGCCCGCCCTCGGAGATGACGGTCGCGGCCTGCTCTCCCGAGGGTGTCGCGATTCGCGACACCCTCTTCTGGTGATCGCGGACGTGCTTCGCGACCGCGTCCCGGCTGTTGCTGTAGCCGAGGACGACGCACGCGTCACCGGCCACGAACCACGGTTCGCCGTCGACGATGACCACGCGCACCGCGGTGCCCTTGAAGTCGAACGGGATCAGTTCGGACACCTTGTCCGTCCTCTCGGGATAGAAGTTGGGAACCGGTGGACCGGGGAGTCATGGAGAAGGCACCCGGCCCACCGGCGGTTCAGGAAGCCGCCCGGTTCCGGTGCCGCTTCGCCGACCGCGACGTCGCACCGAACACCGACACATCCGCGCCCTCGGGATCGCTCGCGACGTTCCGGGTCTCGATCGCCTCCGCGATCGCATCCACGTGCTTCTCCGAGAAGCGCCGCTCACGACCGACCTGCAGGAACGGGAACCTGCCCTTCCGCATGCCCTCCCGGAGCCACCAGTCCGACTCGCCGCCGAACATCTCGGCGACCTCCGGAATCGAGTAGGTCTTCACTGCGCCCCCTTCGGCTTCGGCCGGGGAAGGACTCGCTCACCGGGCGGCGGCGGGCTCTTGGGGTTGGGCGGGGGTGTCCGTGGCTCAGGCCGCGGGCGAGGTCTGCTCACGCGGCTTTCGCCGGACGGGTGGGGCGCTCTTCAAACAGGTCTTGGAGCTCTACCTTGAGAACCTGCGCAGCCAGGGCGATTTTTTCGATCTTCATCGGCTGGCCGCCGCGCTCGGCGTTCCGGATCGTCACTGGTGACAGGCCGATCTGGTCTCCGAGCTGGTCTGGGGTGAGTCCCGCCGCCTGCCGCACCGTGCGGAACTTGGGGGTGAGGAAGTGGGCCAT